CAGCCGATTCCGTCGGTGGGCATGAGGATAGCCGAGCGCGTGTTCTGGGTGTTCGAGGATTAGGGAGGGGCCTAACGTGGCTGCAACCCCAGAGGCAAAGGTCAAGGCGCGCGTCACCGCGCGCCTCAAGGAGATGGGGGCCTACTACTTCTACCCTGTCACCGGGGGCTACGGCAGAAGCGGGGTGCCCGACATCGTCGGGTGCTACCGAGGAAAGTTTTTCGGCATCGAGTGCAAGGCAGGAAAGAACAAGCCGACCGCCCTGCAACAGAAAAATCTGATGGACATCGAGGCTGCGGGCGGCATCGCGCTGGTCGCGGACGAGGTCACATGGGAGGCAGTAATGAAGGAGATAGAGGGTGTATCAAACAACAAATGAAGTCTGGGCGCTGCGGTCGAAAGTTGCAAAGCAGCGCAACGAGATAGCACGGCTGGAACAAGTCGTGGCGCGCCTCTCCGTCGAAAAAGCAGAGCTGCTGCTCGACCTCAAGATGCACAAGGCAGAACTGGAGAAAGCAGATGGCAAAGTGGGCTGAACCGCAGACCAAAGACCTGTTGGCCGCGCTGCACAGGATCGAGCGCGTGGCGGACATCATCTCGAATGACAGGACGAACGGGCATCAGTGGAACACTGCCCGTGCGAACGAGATCAAGGAGCTGGCGCAGATGGCTGCGAGGATGGTGCAGGGGCCGTTGGACAATGGGAAGTGACGGGGACGACATTGTGGCGAAGCTGGAGAGAATGGCCACGAGAGCAGAGACCTCAAAGAACTTTGTGCAGGAGTTCCGCATGATGCGGGCCGAGGGCGTAGCCGACTTGATCCACGAGGCGATGGACGAGATCGTCGATCTTCGGGCTCAGCTGTTCAACGAGCAGGAGGCGAAGAAGGATGGCGACGTATGAAGAACCGCTGCCCGCGTGGCTGGAGCAGGAACTGAAGGCGCAGGGGCTGGTGCCCCCGCCGAAGCCGAAGCAACCGAAGCCGCCGAAGCGAGAGATGTCGAAGCCTGCCTATGGGAGAGGAGAGGAATGTCCATACTGAATGGAACCACAAAGGAGCGAGAGATGCACAAGCCCGGAAAAGAATACCGCCCTTTCCCCGAGCGTCATTTCGGCAACTCATGCACTGTTCACAACTACTGCGGCGAGTCGCTCAGGTGGTCGGATGGAACAGAAGAGTGCCTTCTGTGTGCCAGAGATCGTCAACCGGCGATGAAGAGTGAAAACCCTGCATACTTCATGCCGCCCTATTGGGAGTGGAACCCACCGGAGGAGAAGAAATGAGCCTGCTGACCGTGACCGTTCTAACCGTGGCGCTGTCGCCCCCGTGGGCTGGCTATGTCGGCGTCTATGCCGAGCATGAGCACTGCCGAGCGATGCAGGACCTGATCGCCGAGGACGATCCCGGCGCTGTGGTGCGCTGTGAGAATGTGGTGCTGCGCGAGCCTGTGCCCGTGCCGCCGCCGAGACCTGACAACCTGAAGCCGCGCTACGTTCCTGTGCCGGTGCCACCGATGAGGACGTGGAAATGATTACCGAGGAAGAAGTCGAGCGCGCCGTGATCGAGGCTTTCAAGGCGGTGTTCAAGCGGTGGAAGAGGGAGGAGAAGTGATGACCGACGATCCTGTAAAGCAGGCTCTCGCAGAGTTGCAAGACCTTGTGAGATGCCGTTGCCATCCAGCCTACACAGGCAGAGGTCTGCGCGATCCTGACTGTGAGTGTGATAGCACAGAAGCCGTAAAGGCAGTGGCCGACCACATCGAAGCCCAAGCCGCCGAGATCGAGACGCTGCGGGCTGAGCGGGATGAGTTTGAAGCAATGGCGATACGGGCAGCGAAAACAGCGAAAGAACTGACTGCCCTTCTGGAAAAACTGCGGCGCGATGCTGCTGATCTGACAAAGGCGGTTGCCATCCTCTCACAGCGTTAACGCCATGAATGACATCACATCGCAGTCCTGACAGGAGCCAAGCCATGACCTACTACACCACCGACCACCGCTTCAATCTTGAGGCTTACCTTGCGACCCACACCCTGCCCAAGGGCTTGGGCGACACGGAAAGCGCCTGCACTCTGGCCGCTATCAATCTCGCCATGTCTGGAGAGTTAACGGACGACATTCCAGACTGCATGTCTGCAGTTTTGGGCAAGGCAGCAATCGATCTGCAAGATGCAATGCCAAATGAAATGCGTAACAGCCAACGCTACAAGTCGATCATCCCTGACATGCCCGGCACTGGTCGGGCGCTAGAGCAAGAGCGCCTTTCAATCATGCTCGATTGGATGTGGAGCGTGGTGCTGCCGCAAATTCAGCCCATCGCAGACAATGGCGGCTTTGGGGTTGAGTGGCGGCTGATGTGTCACGACAGGACGGCGGATGCTGCTGCTCGTGCTGCTGATGCTGCTGCTGATGCTGCTCGTGCTGCTGCTGCTGCTTATGCCGCTGTTGATGCCGCTGTTGATGCTGCTGCTCATGCTGCTGATGCTGCTCGTGCTGCTGCTCGTGCTGCTGCTTGGGCTGCTACTTGGGCTGCTCATGCTGGTGCTCATGCTGGTGCTCATGCTGCTCGTGCTGCTGCTCGTGCTGCTGATGCTCGTGCTTATGCTGCTGCTTATGCCGCTGTTGATGCTGCTGCTCATTATGCTGCTTCTTATGATGCTCGTGCTTATGCTGCTGATGCTCGTGCTTATGCTGCTGCTCGTGCCGACTTCTGGACGACCATCGACCCTATAGGTGTCTTAGAGCGCATGACTTATCTGACGGGAGACGAGCCATGACCGACGACCTCCGCATCCAACTGCAAGAGCAGGCGCGTCAGGCAAAGTATTGGCAGGAGCGCGCCGAATACTGGCGAGACCTATGGTCACGGACCGCGAACCGGCTGATGCAGGTGGACCCCGCCTTCAACGAGCCCCACGAAACCGTGGCCGACGAGTTGCGGAAACTGGAACGCCTGTTGTCGAGCAACAACCCAAACCCGTGGAAGGATGTGTGATGCCCGTCGAGATCATACTACCAGCCTACAACATCAATCCCGTGCTGGCCCGCAAGCATGAGGCGAAGATCGCCGACATCATGCACCGGCAGAGGAACATCGAACTGAACCGAACCGCCGATCTTCCTGACGACGCGCCGATGCGTAGCACCCCACGCAAGCGGCGGGAAGCCGCTGACCCTGCCAAGGCGCTGAACAAGCCACTCACGCCTACAGACGAGGTTCTGCTGAAGCTGCTGAAGGGCAACAAGCTGACGGCAACCGAGATCATGCGCGCGATGCTGATAGGGCGTGACACGCTCCGAACCGTATTGCTGCGTCTCGCAAGTCGCGGCATGGTCGTCAAGGAAGTGCGCGGTAACCACATCACATGGCACACGGTGGGGGATCAGAGTGGAACCTAAGCCTATGACGGAAGCGCAGATGCTGGCGCTGCTGGACGTTCTGCCAAACACGATGAGTCCAGCGGACATGGTCAAGCTGTTCGCGCAGCTCCTGCACTCCTACGACATGGTGGAGGAAGCCCCTGCCCTGCTCACAGCCGTGCTGCGCGTACTGGCGATATTGTACAGCACCCCCGACAAACCGATGCACTGAGGAGATACCGATGCACGACGACAAACCGACTCGCGTTCAGATGCTGGAGACCGCGATCAAGTTGACCGGAGGAGACAGGAACAAGTCCTACGGACCTCCCTTCGACAACCTGTCGGACTGCGCGGCACTGTGGGACGCCTACCTCGGATGCCGCAAGGGTGGCGCGATCTCCGCCGAAGACGTCGCGTGGATGAACGTGTTGCAGAAGATCGCGAGGTCGCTTCAGCCGGGGTTCCATGCCGACAACTACGTGGATGCAGCGGCCTACGCAGCTATCGCGGGCGAGTGCAGGGATATGCGCGGTGCTAATGCGGGGCATTAACGACCTGTTAGGGACGCTACCTAACACCTTCCGCATCGTGAAGAAGCGGGATCACTACTTCCTGTACGACGGCCCCACGCGCGTTGTGTGCGTGGGCGGCAACTCGTCCAAGCAGAACGACTACCTAGATAAGGTATCTCGACTAAAACTAGAAAAATATCTGGAGAACGCAGGAGTACCCCGTGCAGATCGTAACGATTGACTTTGAGACCTACTACGACAAGGACTACTCCCTGTCGAAGGTGACAACCGAAGAGTACGTCCGAGACCCCCGCTTCCAGATCATCGGCGTTGGGGTCAAGGTAGACGACGGCGCAACCGAGTGGTTCAGCGGCACGCACCGGAACATCCGGGAGCACCTGAATAAGATCGACTGGGCGAACAGCGCGATGCTGGCTCACAACACGATGTTTGACGGACCGATCCTTGCGTGGCGGTTGGGCATACACCCGAAGGTCTACCTAGACACTCTCTGCATGGCGCGCGCTCTGCATGGCGTGGAGAAGAGCGCCAGCCTGAAGGCTCTCGCCGAAACCTACGGGGTGGGGGAGAAGGGCACCGAGGTGCTGAACGCGTTGGGCAAGCGGCGTGCGGACTTCTCCGAAGAGGAGCTCGCTCGATACGGCGAATACTGCGTCAATGACGTAGACCTGACTTACGACATCTTTCGGCAAATGATGGCGGAGTTCCCGAAAAAAGAACTCAAGCTGATCGACCTTACCCTGCGGATGTTCATCGACCCCGTACTGGAGCTGGACCGCGCGCACCTAGAAGAGCACCTCGCTAAAACGCGGGCCATGAAGGAGGAACTTCTGGCAAAGGCGGAAGTGGATGACCGCAAGACGCTGATGTCGAACCCGCAGTTCGCTGAAATGCTACGAGGGCTAGGTGTCGAGCCGCCGATGAAGACCAGCCCGACGACGGGTAAGCCGACGCTGGCGCTGGCAAAGAACGACGAGGAGTTCAAGGCGCTGGCCGAGCACGAGGACGCGCGGGTGCAGGCACTGGTCGCTGCGCGACTGGGTACGAAGTCCACGTTAGAGGAGACCCGAACGCAGCGGTTCATCGACATCTCGGAGCGGGGCAACCTACCCGTACCCGTGCGTTATTATGCCGCGCATACCGGACGCTGGGGCGGGGATGACAAGATCAACCTCCAGAACTTACCATCACGGGGACCGAACGCCAAACAGCTGAAGAAGGCGATCATTGCACCTGAAGGCTACTCCATCATCGAGTCGGACTCTGCACAGATTGAAGCCCGCGTGCTGGCGTGGCTGGCAGAACAAAACGATGTGGTCGAGGCGTTCGCGGAGGGCAAGGACGTCTATAAGAAGATGGCGTCTGCCATCTACGGCGTACCGGAAGAGGCGGTAACGAAGGAGCAGCGGTTCGTCGGTAAGACCACCGTCCTCGGCGCAGGCTACGGTATGGGCGGCGACAAGTTCCAAGCCGCGCTCAAAGCACAGGGCGTAGACCTGCCAGTAGAAGAGACCAAGCGTATCATTGGCGTCTACCGGCAGACTAACGACGCCATCAGCGACTTGTGGAAACAGTGCGGGTCCATGCTGCGCTACCTTGTCCGTGGTGACGCGCTGGCATTTGGGCGTTCTGGGGTGCTGTGCGCGGTGCCGAAAGCGCCCGGTATCTTGCTGCCATCTGGGCTCATCCTGCGCTACGACGAGCTGACTGAGCAGGAGAACGAAAAAGGCGGCGTCGAGTACACCTACAAAACACGCATGGGGCCCACGCGTATCTATGGCGGCAAGGTCGTAGAGAATGTGTGCCAAGCGATTGCACGGTGTATCATAGGCGAACAGATGTTACTGATTGCAAAGAAATACAAAGTCGTGCTAACTGTTCATGACTCCATCGTGTGCTGCGTGCCCGACGCCGAAGCCGAAGATGCCAAGGCCTACGTCGAGCAGTGCATGAGATGGGTGCCAGACTGGGCGGCGGGCCTACCCGTCAACTGCGAAGCCGGTATCGGCAAGAACTATGGGGAGTGTGCGTAATGCCGTACGTGATTATAAACCCGGTGAGCATGACGTATGACGGGGGGTACTTTGAGAAGGCTGAAGCGGAAGACATGCTGCGCTTCTGGCAAACAGAACACAAACAGCCTGACGCCTTTATGGCGTTCATAGAGGGTGCCGCCTCTGAAACGCTGGAACCGCACTTTCGATGGATGGCCGGTCCCGCGCTGGTGGCACGCTGCTGGGTGCCCTGAGCGTGGAGGTATCTAATGGGAGTTTATTGAAGTGACCAGCGCAGGCGCATGGTCTTTCAGCCGCATGAAGGCGTTCGAGAACTGCCCTAAGCAGTTCTACCATGTGAACGTGCTGCGGCAGTACCCCGTCGCTGAGACGGAGGCCATGCGCTACGGCACCGAGTTCCACAAAGCCTGCGAGGAGTTCATACGGGACGACGTGCCCGTGCCCCCACAGTTCGCGTTCGTGGCCGATGCACTTGCTACGCTGAAAGCGCTGCCGGGGGAGAAGTACTGCGAGTTGAAGCTGGGGTTGAACGCCGACCTCGTGCCGGTGGACTTCTCTACCAAGAGCGTGTGGTTTCGAGGCATCGTTGATCTGCTCATCATCGACGGCAACGCTGCACGGATCGTAGACTACAAGACCGGGAAGAGCGCCAAATACGCCGACGCAGGGCAGCTGCAACTGATGGCGCTGGCGGTGTTCAAGCACTTCCCACAGGTGAAGAAGGTGAAGGCGGGGCTGCTGTTCGTGATCGCCAACACCTTTGTGAAGCAGGAGTTCGACGTCAAGGATGAGGCTGTTCTGTGGAGTCCGTGGATCAAGAAATACGCTGCGTTAGAGAAAGCGCATGAGACCGGCGTGTGGAATCCTCGCCCGTCTGGGCTTTGTAAGAGGCATTGCCCTGTGGTAGAATGTGAGCACAACGGCCTCAACAGGTAGTCCAATGGCGTACAAGAACCCCGAGCGTGATCGCCCTTACAAGCGTGAGTATCAACTGCAGCTGGCTCGGGGGGAACACGAAGACCGGATGGAACGGCAGCGTGCAAGGAACGAGTTCGACAAGAAGAACGGAAAGAGCGCCCGCAAGGGCAAAGACCTAGCGCACAAGAAGCCTCTTGCTCGTGGCGGGAGCAACGGGGACGGTGTTCGCTTGGAGAGTCCATCGAAGAACCGCGCGGCTGGCGGTGCTATGAGCAAGCCGACCAAAAGAAAGCGTTAGGGACAACCCTAACAACTGGAGAACGACATGCAGATTGTAGACAATCTTGCGCTCCTGCTTAGGCTGCGCAACCCAAAACAAGTCACCACAATAATCCCCAAGAGTAAGCAGCTAGAAAACAATGAGGTTGCTGTCTACTGGGGTGTCAACGAAGCGCAGACCCTGCGCGCGATGAACATCAAGGCCCCTTCTCCTATCGAGGGGCGCTACGACTGGCCGGGCAAGTTCAAGCCCATGTC